AGATCTGCTGGACAGATGAAAAAGTTTCCAAAAGCGGCAAAGAATCCAAATTCACGTTTGCGTCAGGCAAGGAGAAGGTGGAAATGTTAAGTGCTAATTTTATAGCAGGAACGATCTTTGTTGCTTTTATAGGTGCCTGTGTAACTGGTCTTACATGGATTTCTTCAACTCTTATTACAGTTGATAAGAACGTAGCTGTTATGGCAGCAAAGATTGACGCTAACAGTGAAAAGATAGATCAGCTTCATGACATGATCAGGCCCATGTGGGAAGATTTTACAGGGAGAACATATGATGGCAATCTCGCGCAGTTCAATCCCCAAACAAATTTCAAACCCACCGTCAAAAAGGAGTTCTAAGGTGCCAAAAGACGCTTGTTATAGAAAGGTAAAAGCCCGATACAGGGTTTTTCCAAGCGCTTATGCTTCAGGCGCTATCGCAAAATGCAGAAAGGTTGGTGCCGCTAATTATGGCACTGGCGGAAAGAAGAAAAAAGCCAAGAAAAAAGCTCTTGGTGGTGCAGTTACAATGAATAATGGAGGGGCAGTTACAAGGGCAAAACGGCCTTCTAGCAATCCAAATGTTGCTAGAGGTTGCGGTGTTGTCATGAGTAACAAAAGAAAAGCAACTAAATACTCGTAGGAAAAAATGGAACCAATTTCGACTGCTCTAGCAGGATTCGCATTATTTAAAAGTGCAGTCGATGGCATTAAGAGTGTCATTGGAACGGCTAATGATGTATCTGAAATCGCTGGATATATTGATAACCTTTTTGAAGGCGAAAAGCAGGTTCAGCAAAAACGTAACAAAAAGTCTGGTGTAGGAGTAGGAGATCAATTTGGAGTCGGCAATGTTGCCAGAGAGATTATAGATGCTAAATTAGCTCAAGAGCAAATGCAGGAAATAGCCACTATGGTGGACATGCGTTTTGGTCATGGAACTTGGAGAAGTATAGTGGATGAGAGGGCAAAACGTATTCAGGAGGCCAGAGAGCAAGCTGCTATAGCCAGAAGGGAGCAAATGAGAAAAGCGCGAGAGACAGAAGAAAATGTAAAAACTGCGCTTTTAATTGTAGGAGTAATTATAGTTTCAGCAGGTTTGTTTTTTTTAATGATGATTTCTATTGCAAAAGGGGCAAGGTAGTAGATGGCGGTGAGGAAAACCAAAAGTGGGTTGGCACTCAAGAGATGGTTTAAGGAAGACTGGAAGGACGTTTCCACGGGGAAACCGTGTGGGCGTCGCAAAGGTGAAAAACGGGGTACTCCATATTGCCGCCCCACCAAACGTGTCTCTTCTAAGACCCCAAAAACCACCAAAGAAATGACAGCCGCTGAAAAGCGCAGTAGGGTATCGCAAAAAAAGAGGCTTGGACAACCAGCAGGTAAACCAAGAAGGGTGAAGTCATTAAAGAGAAAGAAGAAATAAAAGACATTATTGAAAACTGGATAATGACAGATTTAAGTGTGGTAGATCCTAATTTGGGTTTCGCTCCTTGTCCTTATGCAAAAAAAGCATTTATAGACAAAAAGCTGTTGGTTATTGAGTGTCTTGATAGAGAGGATTTGTGGAAAACCATATCAGGTCGATGTAAAAATTTTGATGAAAAACACTCTGTTATAATTTGTTTTGAAGAGGAGCCATCACAGACATACAAAGAAGTTGAAGCCGCTTGTATAGCAATGAACGAGTGGTTTGCTTACAACAAAATGGATGTTTGGTTGCTTGCTTTTCAAACAAATTTTACGATGGTATTTATACAAAGACTGTCAGAATTAGATGATGCTAGTCAAAAGCTAGAAAAAATGGGATACTATGAAAATTATAATACAGAAGATTATATTAATCTAATTTTAAACCGTAGATACAGGAGACATGAAAATGCCGGGTGCGAAAAAACAAGCTAGACGTATGCGTGGCGGTGGTGCAACAGCCCCTAAAAAGATGATGGGTGGCGGTGCTGCTAAAAAAGCTAGACGTATGCGTGGTGGTGGAAAAGTTGCTCCTAAAAAGATGATGGGTGGCGGTGCTACTAAACAAGTTTCTCCCCGCAAGGCTATGGCTATGGGCATGATGCGTGGCGGTAAGGTTAAGAAATAATGGCTGTTTCTGGGTCAACTGATTTTGAGTTAGATGTAAGTGATTACATTGAGGAAGCTTTTGAGCGTTGCGGTTTGGAAGTCAAAACAGGTTATGACTTAAAAACTGCAAAGCGTTCTTTGAATTTAATGTTTGCTGATTGGGCTAATCGTGGTTTGAATCAGTGGACTATAACTCAAAGAACACAGGCACTAACATCAGGAACATCAAGTTATAATTTATCCGCTGATGTTATAGATGTTTTATCAATGGTAGTTAGGCGTAGTGGATCTGATTTGTCTATGAGTCGAATAAGTAGAGACACTTATCTTTCCATTAATTCAAAAACTACTGAAGGTAGGCCGTCTCAGTTTTTTGTTGATAGGCAAATTACACCTGCAATAAAAATATGGCCTACTCCTGAAAACAGCACAGATGTACTGGTTTATGACTGTTTAACAAGGATTGATGATGCTGATACGTTTACTAATACAATAGAGGTGCCTTTTCGTTTTTACCCATGTCTAGCGGCTGGATTGGCTTATTATCTCGCAATTAAAAAAGCCCCAGACAGAATACAGTTGTTAAAAACAATATATGATGAGGAGTTTGATAAGGCTCAAGCAGAAGACCGTGATAGAGCTTCGTTCAGTGTGAGTCCTAATCTGCAATTCTACAGGATAGCGTAATGAGTAAATTTGCTGTTGGAAAAGATGCTTATGGTATTTCTGACAGATCTGGTTTCCGATACAGATTGCGTGATATGCGTAAAGAATGGAACGGATTGCTTGTAGGGAGGGATGAGTATGAAGAAAAGCACCCTCAAATACAGCCTGTTAGACGAGCAGTAGATGCCGAAGCTTTAAGAGATCCTCGTCCAGATACCAATAATATAGTTAGTGTTACAGTCTCTTTTCCTACATTTGATGTGGTAACGCTATTATTCCAACCTTTAATCCCTGCAATGCAAGGTGAAATTGGAACTGTTACTTTTGGTGGAAATGTCATTACACCAACCAGTGCAACGATCACAGGTGTCTTCAGCACAGGATCTGTTGGCACTGTCACAGCCTCTGGAACTGGTGGAGTAACGATAGCCGCGACATATACCGTTACAGTCGCCTCTTATCTTGGCTCCAACAAATATTATATTAACGGAACTAGACAAGATACGGTTAGTTTAACAGAAGGCAGTACATTTAGGTTCGATCAGTCAGACAGTAGTAATTCTGGTCATCCTTTAAGATTTTCAACAACCTCTGGTGGCACGCATAGTGGTGGATCACAATACACGACTGGTGTAACCACAAGCGGAACTCCCGGCTCTTCTGGAGCCTATACTCAAATAACAGTAGCCTCTGGAGCGCCAACACTGTATTACTATTGTACTAATCATAGCGGCATGGGCGGACAGGCGAACACACCATGAGTTATACATACACAACATTAAAAACTGCAATTCAAGACTGGACAGAAAACACTGAAACTACTTTTAAAAATAATCTAAGTGTTTTTATTGATAATGCAGAAGAGAAAATTCTTAAAGAAGTTGATTTAGATTATTTTCGTAAAAATGTCACTGGAACAACAACTTCTGGTAATCAATTTCTTGCAGTGCCAACTGATTATCTAGCTTCTTTTAGTTTAAGCATGACTAATTCTGGCACTAAAGAATTTTTGTTACTAAAAGATGTTAATTTTTTACAAGAATTTAATCCTACAGGAGCAACTGGTTTTCCAAAATATTATGCTCTTTATGATTTTCAAAACTTTATTCTTGCACCAGTTCCTAATGCAGCTATTTCGTCTGAATTACATTATTTTTACAGACCAGATAGTTTAATAGTAAGCACATTTACACTCACTGTTAGTAGTGTTAGCGGAACATTTGTTGCTGGTGAAACGATTACTGGAGGCACCAGTGGTGTAAGCACAACTGTAAATTCAGTTCCAAGTGGCACCACTATGATTATTGTTATACCAAGCAATGATTTAACAGTTGGCGAGACTGTCACAGGAGGCACAAGCGGGGCCACAGGCACTGTTGTTTCTACTAGCACAGATACAACCACAACTTGGTTGAGCGAAAACGCTCCTAATACGCTGTTATACGGCTCTCTAATTGAAGCTTACACCTTTATGAAGGGTGAAACTGACATGCTTCAACTTTATATCGCTAGGTATACTGAATCCATTGGCAGATTGAAAAACTATGCTAGTGGCGTTGAAAACACAGACGCATATCGTGAAGGGTTAGTAAGGGCAAACAAAACATGAAAATAGCCATTGTTGGGCTTGGTGGCAGCTACGCTGATTACATATCTGCGCGTATTGCTTCTCAAGAGTTTAATGAGGTATGGGGCATAAATTGTATAGGTGCAATACTACATGTTGATAAAACATTTATGATGGATCCCGTATCTAGGTTTTTGGACACTGAAAATGCAGGATCACAAACTGGTGTAGCAAGAGAGTTTCTTGAAAAGAATACAGCACCAATTTACTCCTGTATTCAACATAAAGATTATCCAGCCATAGAGTTATACCCATTAGAAAAAGTCGTAAAAGACGTAGGTGTTTGTTATTTTAACAACACTGTGGCTTATGCAATGGCTTATGCTATATGGAAAAAAGTCACTAAAATATGTTTATACGGAATAGATTTTACATATAAAAATGTAAATATGGCTGAATCAGGTAGGGCTTGTGTAGAGTTTTGGTGTGCCACAGCAATTTCAAAAGGCATTAAAATTGAAGTTGCACATAGATCCGGGCTTTTAGATACTAATGTGCCAGAGAATGAAAAGTTATATGGCTATCATAGATTGAATGATCCGTTAGTTCAAACGGTTCAAGATGGAAATCTTTTGATAACTAAACAATCAAAAGTTGAGCCTCCAGAGCCTGTTGAAAGTGAACCTATTATTTTTGGGAGACATGATCATGTTTGAAGTTAATGTTGGATCAGTGGGATCAGTTAATGTTGTTTCGTCTGATAATGGTGGTTTATCTAACGATCAAATAGCTGATATGGCGGCAAATAAGATAATGTACATATCTGATGAAGCCCCGGAGCCTATTCGACTACAGGCAGAAGCTTTTAAAGATAGAGTAAGAAATTTAGTGCAATATTATGTGGAGTTGGCTAGAAGAGAAGAACGTGCTACTATCTGCGCGAAGGTCCGTGAAGCGGGTCAACATCAACTAGCTGACGCTATAGGGAGACTGTAATGGCAATAGCACAAGCAATGTGTACCGCATTCAAGCAAGAATTGATGTTGGGTACGCACAATTTCGCAACAAACGGTAACGCTTTTAAACTTGCACTGTATGCGGAAAGCAGCGGCGGCAAGTCAAGCACCACAGCAACTTTAGGCGCTGCTACCACGGCATTTACTACAACAGGTGAGGTCGCTTCTAGCGGAACCTATGCAACAGGAGGCGGTGCGCTTACTAAAGTAGCTCCAACAACCTCTGGAACCACGGCATTTACTGATTTTGC